GGGACGAATTTGCAGTCGAGCTTGGGTATCGCTTTGAGTCAGCTACCGGCGTAAAGCCATTCCGCTACGGATACAGGAGGGGTCTCTTATGAAGCACATCAAAGGAATCCAGTGGCACAACTTCAAGTCAGCAGAGGAGGCCGCGAACGCGGCTTACCTCGCCCTCGTCATGGACTGTGCTGAGTACGGTCAAGACCCGAACTATGAGGTGCAGATCTACTCCCCCGAGGAAAGCCAGAAGCGCGGCTACACCAGCGGCTGGCATCTCGTCTGGGAGTGCGGCCCTGATAGCTGGGGAGTCTCTCAATCGATGGCAATCGTCACTAGCGGGATCGTCCCGCCTTGGGGTTTCTGTGAGACCCAGTGGGGATTCGACCTAACCTTTGTAGAGGAGCAAATGTAATGGGAAAGGTAATCGACTTCGAGGGGGTCAGGCCGAGCGATCAATTCGACGTGATCTTCAACGGCGCTGGCCAGTTTGAGCAGGCAGTAGAAGCGGCAATCGCAACGATTCGCACATCAACAGACGAGAGCGAGGTTAGGTCAGCAATCCACACGCTCACCTTCATGGGCGCGAAGCTGGATGAGCTTGAGAGTCTGGGGGTCGAAGTATGACCATCATCAGGAAAGAGCTAATCGATATCAGCGACATGGATATCTTCGGCCACCTAGTCGCGGACTTAGCCGATGGCATTGGGAGCATCGCCATGGAAGCCGAGTCAGATTTCTTCGCTATCGACACCCCCATCGACCTTCAGATCTCAGTGATCGGCGACTGGATCCAGTTGCTCGAAGAAATGAAAGGCTTTCTGGAGGGCACACAAGAAGGAGTGACCATCCAATGAATGAGATTGGAGAACACTGGGCCGCACTGCTGACAGTCGTTTTATTGCACTTGTGCTTCGTCGTTTACGAAGCCTACGTTTTAGGAGCTTAATCCCATGGATGAAAAAGAGTTTCAATTTTTCGATCTACTGAAGAAGCATGACTTCTGGTACGCCTACTCCGATGATCATCGGTACTACGTGCGAGGTCAGAGTCAGCGGAAGGTGATCTATCAGTGGCTAGAGGAGTATCCCAACTTGATGTGGATTTGGGACAAGTTCTGCAAGGCAATGTCTGACAGCCGCGCACCCTCTAGCTTGGAGGAGTTGCGGCGTGATTGAGAGCATTACCGCGCCAGAGGTGAAGGCGCTTGCTGAGAAACACCGTCAGGGGTGGAGTATTAGGTCGCTTGTAACTGCGTCCAACATCCCACAGCATAGGCTCCGCAGATACCTGCGAATCTATGAGGCCTTGGGAGATGAGGCGTTCGTGCCTGAGAAGCGACAGCTAAGCTACACCAGTAACAACAATCGCAAGCTGCGAAAACTTGTTGAAAGGTACAGCCTGACTCGACCGGAGATTGCGGAGTTACTGAACGCCCCATCCAACACCGTGAAGAACTGGTTGCGGAGCGAGGGCGCGAAAGGATTCTGTCCTATGCCTGCTTACGCCCTCGAACTCCTGCAAATCAAATTGCGGGAGGGGAAGGCACTCGAAGATATGCGACGGGCCACGGATTAGGCTCGTCAACTTCTCCCACCAGACTGTCTGCGACCATGTCGAATAACCCATACCATTCGCCGTTGTCGGAGCTTCCGTAGATCAAGTACAGTCCCTCGATCTCGGGGGACTTTTCATCAAAGAAAGTCCAACCCTCCCTGTGCAGGAACACGACATTGTCCCTGCGCTCCAGAACGTGCGCGGCCTCGGTCATTATCTATCCTCTGTTGCGGTGGGTGACGACGCTTCCAAAGTCTTTGCACCCCGAATTTAACTTCGTCTCGAATGCCTATCAGAAGCCCATCGTCTTCAGGATAAGTATCGATGACCTCTCTCCTCTCCTCCAGACTTGACAGTTCACAGATGCGTGAACTCACGAAGATCAGGCACAATTTCATCGCCAGATCTTGAAATTCTGGAGCGAGTTGTTCCTGTAGGTGGGCCTTGATGTCGGGGTATCTGAGATGCTCTGCGGCCTGCATCGCAATCGCCCGCAGTTCAGCGGGACGCAATCGTTTCCCTCACTATCATGATGAAGTCGAACCAATCGATCACTGCCTTGCAGTCATTGGCCCTCGGGAAGTCTGGGTTGATGGCGTACAGTGGGACGACGCAATGCGTTGGCTGTCGGTCAAACCTGTAGACCAGAGCGGGTATTAAATTATGCTCGTCCGCTGCGACAACCACCTGATCCCACCACTCTTGGTGGTACATCCCTCCCCTCGCATATCGCTTGCACTCAATCGCGAACGGCGGCACGAAGATGTCGGGCAGGCTGTTCTCTCTGTACTGGTCGAGAATGCGCTTGATCGGCTCGTCCACGATCTTGCCCAGCTCAGCTCGCAACTGGTTGACGATCTCCCTCTCGAAGTTGAGACCCTTACGCCGCGAGTTGACCATCGCTCACCCTCCATGGCTTGCTCATCCATTCACGTCGCCAAGTGACACACTCGTAAAGGGTGTTCTCCCTGCCGTATTTACCCATCTCTATCGCAACCCGAAGCTTTTCCCGCTGTACCCCCAGATATATCAGCAGGCGCACTTCGTTCATCGGGATGTGCATCTTGTTGACTAGCTCTTCAGCCGTGAACGTCACCAGCCCCATCCCCATCAAGCGCTCAAGATTCTTTGGCGCTTTCGTCTCTGGTTTTTTAGCCATTTTCCCCGCCCTCATTTTTTTCCAGCGCGACGAGAGCGAGCAGGCAGTAGTGCGCCATCTTCAGGATGTCGTGCTCTGGCTGTGCCCCGTCTTTTTTACCCAGCCTTGCGGCGTACTTGATGACACAAGCCATCGCGTGCTCGACCCCGTAACCAGAGTCGATAATTAGGTCGATTGCCTGCGTCCCATTCTTTGCGTAGTGCTCGGCGTAAGTGCCCAGCACATACGTCTCAAGATCCTTCAGTGCTTTCTTTTCCCGCATTTTCAATCACCTTAAATCGTTCAATTTTAAAAACCGCAAGAGGCTCGACATCTTCCTCATTCCGCATCGTTTCTTTGCTCCGTCCAGCCACGACGTATTCGTCGGGAGACATCAGGTCTATCCATGCGTGAGTCCCGCAGTCCCAGCGCACCAGAAATCTTGTCTGGTGGTTTTGTGTTCGGAGCCAGTCAGCAAACTGCACCTTTCGCAGCGAGCACCAGACATCTGGGTACTGCCCGAACGCATGATTCCGGTTGCGGCATTCACCCCATATCAATGGCTCCCTGTCGCCCTTCCGATGGAAGGTCACATCAAGCGTGTGGTTCTGCGGAAGCTTGAAGAACGGCAACCCCCAGTGACGCGAAAACACTCTTGCTATCTCTTTCTCCACCTGTCTGTCCTCATCTGTTTCGTGAAACACCTCAATGGTCATTCCCTCTCCTCCCTAAGCTTCATCACCATCTCCTCGACAATGAACAGAAGCTCCATCTCAGGCCCGTAACGCTCCTCGAACCGGCGCTTGTAGGGATGACGACTGGTGAACAGCTCGCTATCGCTACCCTGTCGATGGTGGAAGTAGCAGAGCGGTAGAATATGGAAGTGAGCGCCCTGCTTCGTCTTGCCATCAATGTGGTGGATCTCGGCTGGAGTCTCCGTCCTCCCGTGCCTCCGGCAGACGATGCAACCCAGAGACTGAACGTCGTCCATCCACTGCTTTTCCTGCGCGGTTGGAGTTCGCCCCTTCACTTGGTGGTCGGCCTCCCGATTACACCCTCCGTAGCGACAGCCTTTCTGCCATGCTTCTCAAGGACTTCGTTGATGGCCTCGATGAGGATCGAGTTGAGCGGCTTTTTCTGCTTCCGTGCCAAGATCTGTAGTGACTTGAGCGCCTTGGTGTTCAGCCGACAGGTCACTGCTTTTCGTTCTTCCCTCATGCGTTGTATGCCCTCCTCTCTAGGCGATTACTTGCTTTCTCCGAGCGCCATTGCTCGAACTCGATTTCGCAGGCTCTGAACTCAGCCTTTGCTGCGGCCAGCATTCCCTTTGCAACGCCTCTGTTGACGCGAGCGTTGTAGACCTCTCCCTGTAGGTCTGCGAATCTCATCTGGGCGGCGGCTGTCTTGTGCCCCTCCCCCTCTGCCACGACCATTGCCTTGGCGTAGACCATTTTTTCTGTGGCCTCTGCCCTGCCGATCTCCTCCTCGGCTGAGCGCATCTGCTCTCCGGCCTCCCTGATCTTCATTGCGTAGCGTTCCTCTTCCATCACCCCTCCAGCTCTGGTCTGTAGACAAATGGCTTGCCGCTCTTTGTGTGAAAGGCTCTGGCATCTGTGCGCCACAGCCCGATGTTTGATTCAAAGCCGACCATGCGCTGCTTTTTGACCATCAGCGTGACGTCCGGCTGGGCCAGTAGATCGACGTCGTCATCTCTCGGGGCGGCTCCTTGCGTTAGCCAGAACTGCCGATCCTTTTTCTTTTTGTTGGCCCAGCAGGCTAGGACGTTCATCGCGTTATCAGCCAATCCCCCACTGCCTTTTAAGTCATCAATCTTGGGGCGTGGGTTATCGGAGTCCGACTGCCCGCTCTTGCGGGAGTGATGAACCAAAATTAGGTGGGCATCGTGAACGCGAACCAAGTTGGTCAACTCGACCACGAAGTCTCGCTCTAGATTGAGATCATTCATGGGCATCGTGATCCGCTGGAGGCAGTCAAGAACGATCAATTTGCACCCCTGCTTCAGCATATGATTGACCTTTGCAAGAGAGGCGTGTGGCTTATCGACCATCTCGTTGATGACGTAGAGGTATTCGTCCATGAGGGCCATGCACTTCTCGACGTAGCCGTCAGTCGGGTTTTCGTTGTTGGCTAGTTGGTTCGCCATCAGGTTCAGCAGGTATGGCGTGTCCATCTCATAGCTGATGTAACCCGCCTTGATCTTGTGCATGACGTAGTCTGCGACTAGATAGTTGGCCACCGTAGACTTGTAGGATCCTCTGGTGCCAAACAGGATCGTGACCTCGCGGGGGCGAAGCGCGAATCTTTCGCCATCCCTATCCCAAAAGGGGTAAAACGCATCCCTGTTGACGCCGTACTTTTTCCACTCAAGAACCTGCTCCGTGAACTCGCCTGCGGTGAAGACGTTCTGGAATCCCTCAAGCGATGAGTTGATGTCCAAGTCTTCGAGCTGCATGAACTCGCTGTCGGCTGGCCTCCTAGACATAGAGATCTCCGTCATCACTTGTTATCTGAGGAAGCTCATCTCCCCATCGCTTAGCGTTAAGCCAGCTCGCGGGGAACGGCATAAAGCCATCCTTCTTTTGTTTCTCTCGCCACGCCCTCCACTGCGAAGAGCGAACGCAAGCCAAGACCAGATCTTGTTCCTCCAGACTCAGCTTCTTCCAAGCTTTCTCAGCGTCCGATCTGGACTTTTTGTATCCATAGGCCTCATAGAAAGATTCAAATGGTCTGTGCTCACGTTGCTTTTTTTCTTTCTTATCTTTCTGTTCTATTCTTATAGGAGGGACTTTGTCCGGAGCTTGTCCGGAGCTTTTCTGGACACCATTGCCCTTGCGGATAAGCTTGAGCGTGTACTCGTCTGATCTGCTTGCCATTTTTAGGCAGGTGATCCGCCCATCCGCGTTCTCAAAAAGACCCTGATCGCACATGAACAGCATCATTTCCTCGACTCGGTCTCGATGAATATTCACCTCCGCCGCGATTAACTCGGCATCCTCCTCCAGCTCAAAGGTCAGGTTGTGCGGCTCGACTGTTCTGGCAATGCACTCAAGCAAGTACCAGTACAGCCCATACCCCTCCATGCCGTACTTGAGTCGGAGTCTTTTGAGCTTCGCGTCTATGCTTGCGTTTGAGTCGTGCTTGAACCACTTCACGCTTGGCGGCTCCAAGTGTTGTTCTTGTAGAACTCCAGCGCGTTGCACCCGAGTCGGCGAGACTCGCGCTTCACTGCTGCTTGGAACTTTTCCCAGTCCTGCTTGCTGAACTGGTTGCGCGGCTGGTCAAGGCCGATGCGGACGATGAACTCGTCGTCTTCCGGCACCCAGTTTTTGGGCCTGCGAAATCCTTCGCGGTGGGTATAGGGGTCGTCAGGGAACAGATCGTTCTCAGACATCCCCACGGACTCCATGATATCTTTCGGCGCACAGCCATGGCTTCGGCAAATCATGATGATTGCGCCAGTGCGGCCTATTTGGATATCTAGGGAGGGGCTTTTGTCATTGTGGGCAGGACATCTTGCGCGGTACTTGTCAGCGCCCGTACTTCTTGCGTACTCCAGTTTCGAGATGAACTGTTCCAGCTTTTCCTTTATCCCCATGCCAGCTCCCGTTAGAACAAATTAAAACCTGATGGCTGATATTAGAATGGGTGGCCGATCTTCGCAAGTGTCACCTTTTGCTGTTTTAAATTTATTTATTTCGACACTTAACGTGTAAACTTTAAGTTGACATCAACTTTTGTTGAGTATTAAATCCGCAAATGTCCGGACAGATATCTCACTAGCCGGACGCATCAAAGACAAGTGAGAAAAGGGGAAAAGGAATGCCAGTAGTCGCGATTAACGACGAGACTTCCGGAGTAAAACGGGAGCAGCGTTCAGAGAGGTTCAAAGCAGTATTGAGGAGGCATGGAATAGCTGAGCATGGCGCTCAGACTGCTATCGCTAAAGCTGTAGGGGTGTCAGACGCCACAGTCGCTGCTTGGATGCGTGGCTCTATGCCTAGAGATCCGGAAGTTTTGTTTAGATTCTGCGATGTCTATGACGTTGATCCCTACTGGTGGACAAGCGGTCAGTCTCGGCCTCGCGACTCTATCGACGCAGAAAAGTTAGTTCGTTCGTGTAAGGTCGTTCACGACTACTGCGAGGCAAACGGATTGAAGGTAAGCCAAGAGCAGATGGCATTGCTTTGCGCAAAAGTGTACGACGACCCTGCCGACGCTGAATCGTACTTGGAGCAAATGGCTCCGTTTTTCGCCTCCTAAGTCGATATGTCGTATCAAGCGACAGATTTCAGCAACATAAGTTGACACTACCATTTAGCTAGTGTTTACTCCTCTTTAACAAGGAGGGGTAGGCAATATGCCAGCTAATAAGAAAGAGATCTTCGAGACACTATCGGGGATCCCAGTCAAAGACTACGTCAAGCACTCAAGAGCAGAAGACGGGAAGATGCTTCCCTACCTGCCGTGGACTCACGCTCATCAGCTAATGATGGCGAAGTACCCAGAGTACGAGTGGAGCTTCTCCGAAAACCCTGACGGCCTTGAGGTGTTCTACTTCAAGGATGGCACTGCCGAGGTGCGAGTTGTGATGTCGATCGGTGACGTCACGATGATCGCGTCCAAGACCGTAACCAACGGCACCGGCTCGGCCTACCCCAACCCCAACGCAAACGATATTCACAACGCCAAGATGCGATGCCGCACCCGCGCCATGGCAGAGCTTGGCCTTGGCTGGGATCTCTGGATTAACCCAGATAACTATCCCTACACGGAACCCAAAAGCGTCGTCAAAGAGGCGCTAGAACAAGCCGAAGACAGCAAGGCCGAAGAGCCAGAGCAATCTACGGAAGACAGACTTTTCTCTCAGTTGTTAGCCATTGCTGACGAGACAAAGGCACGGGCCTATTTCAAAAAACTGGAAGGGGCGTGGAAGAGCCGCAAACTC